ATCATTTAACCCATATACTCTAATAAAGTCGCTAATATCTTTTACACCATATTCATCAGGAATAAACTTAGGTATTATATCTTTATATGTATTTGTAAGGTGAGCAGTACCCTGCTTACCACTTTTGTCATTATCATATAAAGAATATATATGTTCAATACCATTTTGTTTTAGCTCTTCATAAATCTTGTTAGATAATGAATTCATTTCACCCTGTAAACTTATACTTCGGTAACCCAATTTATATAGACACATAACATCTTTTAAACTCTTGGTTATGATTAGGATGTTTTCAGAAGTAAACTTCTTACTAGGATCTAAAAAACACTTGGTTTTAAAATAGTTATATCCCTCTATATCATTTTGACTACCAGAAAACAGCCATTTAGTTTTCTTGTTTTTAGTTAAAGGGCAATAGATTTTGTATGATTGATGGAATTTATATGCATATACAGGATTATTTCTATTGTATATACGACATAAACTACCATTCAACCATACATATTTACAACTATACACATTAAATAGTTTTAAAGTATCAATATCAATGTAATATTGACTCCAATATTCTTTATCTACAAGTGTATAATCTTGACTTTCTATTGTAATGATATTTTTCTTAACAGATAACTTAATATTATCACTAGAATTAAATAACATTCTAGTAGCATTAGTACTAATATCTTTTAATTTAAAATCATTAGAAATAATTTTAAGAGCTTCCTGAAAATTACAGTTGTATAATTTTTGTACTATACTAAAACAGTCAAATGTTTCATTAGTACTAAAATCTTTAGCAATAAATTTATCACCAACATACTTTATACCAAAACTAGGATTTCTATCTTCCCTAAAAGGTGAAGATATTAGATTACTATATTGTAGTTTAGTGTTAAGATAATACTCTATAATTTGTTGATCAGATAGCTTACTTAACACAAAATCTTTGGTTATGTAAGAATCTTCGGAATTAATATTTGAAAAATCAAACATAACCTAGATTTATGTTAATTAATAATTAATTTAATTTATTTAATTTAGTATTGATTAAAACGGTAAATCATCAGTTACTTTAGCACTATTAGCTTCTACAGTAGCTTTGTTTACACGTTTAAGATCATACTCAATATTTGGATTATAAGTAAGAGCACTCATCTCAGATGTAATTGTCATAGGTTCAGCAAAATTAGGTAAACCTAATACAGTCTTAACATATACTTTACCATCACGTTGAGATACATATTCCTCACCTGTAAATTTTATTCTTAGTTTTTTACCACTAAGAATCTTATTAATATCTTGTAGAGTTGTTGCAGAATTAACTACATTCTCATCAACAACTTTAGTCATCATATGTTTTAATTTCCTCATAGTATATTGAGGAGCATTACCTTCCATAGACATATCAATATTAAGTTCTGCACCATTATCTAAACTAAATGGTACGCGAATTACTGCTTTACCATTAGGAGTTGTTTCTGATGTGATTGTACCTATTGTTACATTATCATGTACTCCTGGTTTAACAGATGGTTTAACACTTGAACCTGATTGAACGTCACTGAAATTAAATGTAATATTACTCATATATTTGTTGTTTAAAAAGTTAAAAATAAATTGGATTATACTTATGTAAATTATTATATATCTATTAATCAATATAGATTTTATCCCAATAAGTTTCTAGCTTATTGTTTTTCATAGTTGCTACTACAAGTTCTTGATTTCTCAAGTGTTCTGGTCTAGCACCGCATGTTATTAAATCACTACTATTAAAATTAAGTATGGTATTATCACCATCTCTAGATAAGAAACCAATAGCATCTGCAGTTGAACACAATAAACTTTTAAGCTTACCTGTTAAATCAATATCAGCAGCCATAACTTCTTTACCTTTAATCTCAATAGATTTGTCTTTTAAATGACCTAAGAATATTACATTATGAGATAGACTTTTAATATAGTCTACAACATCAAAGAATGCTTCTCTTAAGTATAAATAACCAGCACCGTTTGGTAATTTGAGTACACTTTCTCCATCAAAGTTCTTACCCATAGGGGTTTCTTTGTACTTTTTTATAGCAAGTGGCATTACCATATCTTCTAAAGCTGTAATAGTATCTACAGCAATATACTTATAAGGTCTACCTGCTTTTTTAATTTCTTCACCATAAGTTTTAAGATCAGCTAGATCATTAATAGTTACCTTCATAGCATCTACAAAATCACTACCTTTCTCAAAATCTAGTAATAAACAATTATCTAATTGTGCAATTAGACTTGTTTTACCTGCTTTTGGTTTAGAATAAATTACCAATACTCCTGGAGATTTTCTACTAGGAGGAATCCTACTAGTTGGTAAAATAACCTTACTACTCTTTTCTACTTCTACACTCATCTAGTTATTTTAATTGTTTTACTTTAATTTACTTAAATACTCTTGATATAAAGCATCAGTCATTTCATCTACTTTAGGTAATTCTATAAATGTACCTGCTCTAGCATTAAATAGAGTACCTATTGCAATATTGTCAATAGATAACCTGTTTTTAATAATCTTTAGCATTACAAAATTACTTCTAAAGTCATGAAGTTTATACTTTAGGCATTCTCTCATATCTAATTTCCAAGGATTCATTAGACCAATAACAACATCACTATCGTCATATGGATTTCTAGTATTCTTAAAATCAGATTGTTGAGGCGATATATCAACACCTTTAAGTTTACTACGTTCCACACTAGATAGTGAGTCATTAAATTGGCTAATATTAAAGAAACTCATACCAAACTGGTTGGACAATTCTACGCAATATTCAGACCACTTATCAATATTTTCCTTAACAGAGAAACCTCTCTCTAAGCTCATTAAAGATAAGTGATCTAAAACTACTACGCATTGCCAATTTGGATCATAAGGTTTAAAGCTTACAATCTTTTGTTTCTGTTTACCTTCATGATCAGTATATGTTTCATAACTAAACTTACCATGTTTCTTACCATGTTCCCACAATGTAAAATACATACCTGTAGGGTTCTCTGGTTTGAAATAGAAGTTTATTCTAGAAAACATTTCTTCCATAAAAGGTATTTCCTTATTAACTATTTCTAGCTCAGATTGAGATAACCTATTCTGACCTAAGCCTTTAATTGTTTCAGGAGGGATTATAATTCCATATTTGTTGTAAATAATGCTACTTAACCAATTACATTGTTTAGTAACTTTATCAATCTCATAAGAGTAATAAAACACATCTAGTTTTATACCTTTCTTATCAGCATCTTGAATAGCATTACTAATCATATAATCACATAAAGTTGTCTTACCAGTACCTGAATTACCACCGATAAGAGTCTTACACTTTCTTTGTACACCAAATATGTAATTATTCAATCTATTAAAACCATTAGATAGACCTTCATATTTACCTTCTAACCCCTCTTCTATCCTAAGTTTTAAATCACTCATTCTTTACCTCTATACCCCTTCTAAATCATTACTTATTTTATATGTATCTTGATTATCATTAATACCTTGGACATAGGCTTCACAATAACCAGATAACATACTAGTTCCATCTTTAATTATAAAGTATGGAGCTAATTTCATTTTATCATAGTTCCTTGCTTTACAATCATTAATATAATTCTTTGTGGCTGCTAGAATTATATCTTTTGTAAATTGAGGATTATCAATGATAAACTTATTCATTTTATTACTACAATCTTGTATACTACTCCTTACATAAAAACCACCTGACTTTATACCTTTAGGAAACAAATCATAATATTCTTCTATCCAAGATACTTTATAAGGTATTAGTTTTTCATTACCAGGAGCACTCTTAACAAATTCTTTAAAGATTAATTCTCCTTTATAAGTTAATCTAAGATTGTTTGAATACAAATCTTCTAGTGATATCTTATTTTCATTTTGAACAATTCTACATATAAATTGTTTTTGTGTTAAATTACTTATTATATAATTAGTATAGGGTTCTACATCGTGATAATCACAAATAATATCAATATTTTTATTATATAACGAGTATAATAAAACATATTCTTGAAAATCTATATTATTATTTAATAAGTTTTTAACTAATAAATGTAATTGACTCATAAATCATCATTATCAACAGATTGTTCAGCTTCATCATAATTTTGTAGTATATCAAAAAATGGATCAGTAGGTTGTACAGGGTGTTCTACAGGAGTACTATTAACAGGAGTATTTTCAATAACAGCATTATTTATCATTGTAGTTAAATAATCATTTATTGCATTAATAGATGTTCCAGTTGTATTACCAGATAAATTACCAATATAATGTTTATTCTTTATTTTTATAGTATCAAATGCACTTTTATACATATTTACCTTACTTTTATAATCTAAAGCTTTGTCTTCTCCATCTTCATTATGTGATTTAAAAATACTATTAAAACATTTTGATTTATAGTTATAAAAATCATTTCTAGCTTCATCAATAAGATTACCATTTATAATTGATTCTTCAATATCTGATAA